AGCGGAATCAGACGATAGGGAAGTCTTGATGATGCAAATGGAGCTTATAGAGAATGAACTCTATATAGACCCTAATGAAGAGATTGGACACCCTCCTGTGTCCTTAAGCTTTGGAGAACATACTATGGGAGGAGTAACATATCCAACACCAATTTCAACTTTTGGTAATTTGGTATTTGTGCAAGCTCCACCAAAGTCGACTAAGACCTTTTTTGTCAGCTTACTTAGTGCAGCTTTCCTTGGAGGAAAGTCTGATGGGTATACAAAAGGCATAAAAGGATATAGAGATGATAAGTGCTTATTACACTTTGATACTGAGCAAGGAAGATTTCACGCTCAGAGAGTGTTTAAGAGAGTTCTTAGAATGACTGGATTAGATAATGAGTGTTATCACACTTATGGGCTAAGACAGCTTGATTATGATAAGAGAGTAGATTTTATAGATTACTGCTTGAGCAGAAGAGTAAATAACCCAGGGTTAGTTATTATAGATGGTATAGCAGATTTAGTAAGTGACGTGAATAATATAGACGAATCAAATAAGATAATACAGAAGTTAATGTCTTGGACATTAGAATACAATTGTACTATACTTACTGTGATACATTCTAATCACGGCACAAACAAGGCCACAGGCCATTTAGGTTCTGCACTATATAAGAAAGCAGAGACAGCTATACAGCTGTTACCTAACTTTGATGAAGGATACATAGAGGTGTTATGTAAGGAAAGCAGAAACTTTCCCTTTAATAGCTTCTCATATAAGATAGATGATTATGGGTTGCCATCTGTGATAGACACAGAGTTAAATAACTTTGACACAAAGAAGTTTGAATAAATTAGAATTGACATTAAACTTGAGGGCACAACCTCATCAATCTGTAAGGTTTACTCGTAGTGGTAGGTCTTACAAACCAAAAAAGATAATGGATTATCAGTCATATGTAATTAAGTTGGTTAGTGATCAATTGCCAGGGGGATTTGAAATAATCCCTGCTGGCACTTTGATTTTTATAGACAAGCTGCATTACCAATATGCATATCCAAAATCATTTAGCAAAAAGAAAAAACAACAAGGCAAGATTTATAAAGAGACTAAGCCCGACTTACAAGATAATCTCAACAAGGCATTTTTAGATGCCTTGGAGGGATTGGTCTATGAGCAAGATCAGAACATAGTCTGTATTAACAATTTGGAAAAGTATTATGGGGAAACAGATAAAATAACCCTAACACTCAGATATTGATATTAGAAAAACTTGCAGAGAACCACACCTTATGGATTAAGATGGTTATCAATATGGGATGTGATAAACACATCGCAGAAGACATAGTACAGTCAATGTATCTTAGGATACACAGACTTGTTACTGACGAGAAAAAGATAATGTACAATGATGATGAAGTCAATAGATTTTTCATTTATGTTACATTAAAAAATATGTTCTTAGATTATGTAAAGGCTAAGAATAAATATAAGTTCTTTGAATATATGGAGAATGATGACATAGAGGATGATGTTGATTTTGATAGTAGTCAGTTTGATGAGCAAGAGGCATTTCATAATTTAGTAGATTCTATGTCAAGTGAGATTATGAATTGGGAACGCTACGACATTATATTGTCTTCGCTATACTTCAAGACAGATTTATCACTTAGAGACATTGCTAATGGCTCTGGCATAACTCTTATGAGCATATACAACTCTATTAAGAATTATAAGAATATACTAAACAATAAATTTATAGAAGATTACCAGGATTATTTGAATGGTGATTTTCACTTAATCAAATCAAAAAAGAAATGAAAGACGAAACCTACTACGAATCATTAGACAAACGTACTAAGGAGTACAAAGAATGGGTTAAAGCAAGAGAAGAAGCTACAGCTTCTGAATCTGCTGGACTTGGAGACACCATTGAAAAGATTACTACAGCCACAGGAATTAAGAAAGCTGTTAAGTTCTTGGCTGGAGAAGACTGTGGTTGCGACCAAAGGAAAACCACTTTAAATAAGTTATTTCCTTACAAGAAGATTGAGTGTCTTACTGAAGAGGAATATAACTATTTGGTTGATCAGATGAAGAGACCTACTAATGTGATTAGTCAGACTGTCCAATTAAAGATGCTTAAGATTTACAATAGGGTGTTCAATGATAAGAAGCAGCCTACATCTTGTGGCTCTTGTTTTAGAAGTACCTATAATGCATTGAAACAACTTATTGATGAGTATAACCAGTAATTGGAAAGAAAAAGATTTATTTGAATGGCTGGGTAGTAATTTCTACCCAGACCTTCTGAAGAGCAGGAACCCAATGAGTAGATGGGATTGTTATTCTCCATACAAGAAGCACAGAATAGAACTCAAGTGTCGAAAAAAACATTACGATACTTTGCTACTGGAAAAGAAAAAGTATGATGCTATGCTTAGTGAAGTTTCTAAGCACAACGATGTGCCTATTTATATAAACTCAACTCCAGAGGGAATATGGTTATTTAATTTGTTATTTATAAAGAAGGACTGGGAAACTAATTACTTAAACCCAGCTACCACTCAATTTGCAAATACAAATAGAATAGCCAAAGAAGTAACATATTTAAAAATAACAGAAGGAATTAAATTATTATGAGTAAAATGCAATTAGATTACCTAAAGACAGTATTGCTATCTCAGTTGTTATTGGAGGCCAATGAAGGCCTCCGATTGACTAAGCAATACAAACAGAACGTAAAGCAACAAATCAACAATCTTAATAAGATGCTGGAGGATGTTGTAAGAGAAGAGTTTAACACAATTTATGATACTGACCCAGAGATGGTGACAAACATCTTAAACAAGATAGAAGAGCTTGTAGACAAGATTAAAGGCTCATCCATAGATGAGCTTGTAATGATTAATGCTGTAGTAGATAAATACCAAGAGAACAAAGATTGGTTTACAGAACACGGAGAGGCAGAATTTTTAAAGATAGATTAATATGAGAGGTAATGCAATACACTATGAAGCTACAGGAGATTACGATGTAATAGACTTCTGTCAGCACTATAAGCTAAACTTTAACAGAGGAAATGTGGTTAAGTATATTGCCAGGGCTGGCAAGAAAGATGATGAACTACAAGATCTATACAAAGCTAAGGACTACATAGAAAGAGAGATAGCTTATGTAAGAGAGCTTAGAAACCAAGAAACTAATGATTTCAAGGAGGGGCATATTAGTCCTTACAACTATAACTATAAGGAGAGACAATAGTCTCTCTTTTTTTTATTTTGTATTTGGTTATTAACAAATAATGTTTATATTTGTGTATTATTAATCCATAAAACAAAAACAAATGGGAAATTTATTCAATGAAATGGACAAGCAAGCAGATGATATTATGTCTCTAAGCATTAGAGAATCATCACTTGAAACAACTATTAAAGAGTTGGAAACTATTGCTTATCACTTAAGGGATACAGAGCAGCTGCTTATGGCTAACTGGATGGAAAGATGTATTAAGGACTTAAAAAATTATTCCAATGATAGAGTTTGATATTACTTGGGAAGGTATTGTCTTTACTATAGTTGGACATTACGAGGAAGGAGAACCAGCAACCTATGACTACCCTGGTTCTAATGAGGTATTTGATATATACTCTATACACATAGGAGATGCTTGTGTAGATTTTATGTTAAACCAAAAAACAATAGACACATTAGTTAACGAAATTATAGAAACATATTACAGATGATAAAGTTATTAAACGGAGAGCTTTGGGAAGAAGAAGCCATATTAAAGAAAATGTATGATGATAGTTTTTACTATGGTCATTTAGGTAAACACGCTTTGAGCAGTTCATCTGCGAAAAAGCTAATAGAAAGTCCAAAGGCTTATCAAAAGAGTTTATATGCCTCAAGTGATTCACAGCCATTGAGAGATGGTAGGCTTGTACACCTTGCAGTCTTGGAGCCACATAGATTAGAAGACTTGGTTGTTATTGAAGGAACAAAAGCCCTTAAGGCTTTTAAAGAAGCTGTAGCAGAACACGGTTCAGAGACTGTTTATACTAAATCAGAGATGGACTCAGCTCATTGGATAGCTAAGGCTGTTAAGGATTGTAATGAAGCTTACAGTTTATTAGATGGCTGCACCTTTGAGGAGCCAGCCATCAAGATGTTAAATGGATTGCCATTCAGAGGTAAAGCAGATGCTATGAAAGGAAAGACAATTATTGACCTTAAGACTACAAGTAAGGGTGTACCTAACTTTAAGTGGTCAGCTAAGAACTTCTCTTATGATCTCCAGGCAGCTCTTTACTTATCTTTGTTTGATGCTAATGAGTTTATCTTCTTGGTAGTTGATAAGGATACTAAAGACATAGGTATCTTTGAATGTAGTGATGAGTTTATAGAAAGAGGTAGAGAGAAGGCAAGACAAGCTATGAATATCTATAAGCACTTCTATATTGATACAGACCCATTAGATTCTGTACGTAATTATGTACTTAAAGATGTACTATGAGAACACTAACCATCTTACTTAGTGGATTGACATCTATAATGTCAATCTTAAAGACAGTAGAGACTAACAACAATCCAGACTCCATAGGAGACAATGGAATGTCATATGGCATCCTACAGATACAGAGAAGCGTTCTAAGCGATGTTAATCGTATTTATGGTACTGATTACAGTCACAAGGATATGTTCTCTGAGGAGGCTTCTGAAGAGGTATTTAGGCTTTACCTTTGTTATGGTAGAGAAGTGTTCCTTAGAAATCATTGCAGGTTCCCTACTGAAGAGGAGATGGTTAGAATGTGGAATGGAGGAATCTACAAAGGCTACAAGTATAAACAAACTAAAAGTTATTACCAAAAATATTTAGATGTCAAAAAAGGACTTAATAGATGAGTTTTACTATATGGCTATGTATGATTTAGCTCACGAGGTTACTAAGCAAGACTTAAGAGTTCTTATGCTGGAGTATCAGCGTAAGGAAATGTATGAGCAATGTGCTGGTATTAAGAGAGCTTTAGATACATACACATTCATAGGAGATTATTACAGAATAAGAGATGAACAAAATAAGGGAGACCTTATACAAATAAACTTTGACAAAGATGAAGATTGATTTAGATTTTATAATAGACACAATACAAAGCAAAACAAACTTAGACATAAACAAAAATACAAGAGAAAGGGTTTATGTATATGGAAGGGCTTTATATTACAAGCTTGCTAAGGAATATACATTTAATAGCTTAAAAGTAATAGGTGCTAAGTTCGGAAAGAACCACGCTACTGTTTTACACGGACTAAAGGTTTTTGAGGAGATTAAAATCTACAACAAGGAAATGTATAGGTTATATGAAGACTTTCATACCAGATACCCTGTGGAGCTTATAAACAAAGATGGTGATGAGGTTTTAATGACTGACAGAGAGAAGTCTATAGTAGAGAAGTTTAACGATATGGTTGAACAAATAAAGGCTAAAGACAAAGAGATTGAAAGACTTAATTTACAGGTAGACTTACTTAACAATAGAGGCGATAGGAGAAGCAATATAATGAATCTTGTTTCTAAGGTTCCAGAAGATAACCTTCAGATATTTGAGGAGAGAATATCTGCCATAGTTAAAATGATTAAATAATAATATATATGAAAATATTAAATTTATACGCTTGTTTGGGAGGCAATAGATACAAATGGGATGAGGTAGCTGACATAGAAGTTACTGCCGTAGAATGGGATGAGGAGTTAGCAAGACTATACCAGGAAAGATTCCCTAATGATAAAGTAATAGTAGCAGATGCCCATCAATACTTATTAGACCATTATAAAGAGTTTGATTTTATATGGAGCAGCCCCCCTTGTCCAACTCACAGTAGAGTTAGGCATAGTCAAAAAAATAGAGAAAGCACAAAAGACGTTTATCCAGATATGAAATTATATGAGGAGGTAATATTTTTAGACAATCACTTTGAAGGAAAATATGTTGTTGAAAATGTAATACCATATTATGAACCTTTGATTGCGGCAAAAAAAAGAGGCAGGCATTTATATTGGACAAACTTTAATTTGCCAAATAGTTTAAATGAAAGGAAAATAAACATAGGTAGTGGTATTGATGAAGTAGGAAAATTATGTGATTTTCACGATTATAATTTTTATGATTACAAGGGAAATCAAAGAAGAGATAAAATAGCAAGAAACCTTGTAGACTATGAAGCTGGTAAGACTATATTAGAAACTGCTTTAGGAATAATAAAGAAGCAAGACATTAAACAGATTGAACTATTTTAATGCCAAGAAAAACTAAGAAGAATTACAAAATAGATAGAATGAATTATGAAGCCCAGAGTTGGTGCTTCAACAATAAATACAAAATATATCCAGTAGTTGTTAAAGATGGGTTTAACATACATATAGATGTAGGCCACAAACATTATGAGATAAATCAGCTTCACAAAGAAGCTGATGTTTATCAAGAGATATGGAATTTATACGAAACAATATATAATAAAAAAAATGGCAAAAGCTAAAAGACATTCAGACAACATAAAGCCTACAGATGGTAGGAAAGCTAATGGTAAGAATAAGCAAGGAATTAAAGCTGTTCAAGTAAAGAAGGCAAGTATGACTCCAGCAAGGCTCAATCAAGCTAAGAAGGATCAGATAGGTACTTATGCTCTAAAGGCTATGAAGAAAGTCTTTGGCTCCGAAGCAGAAGCTTGGGAGACATTGGCAGAAAAGGCTAAGGATTCATTTGCACATATGAATTTACTATTTCAATATAGATATGGTAAGCCAATGGATAAGCTGCCAGACAATAAGCAAGAGAAGAACAATGCCCCAGTAATTAACTTCTTTGCATCGCCACAACAAGTGGAACAGCTTGAAGATACTATAGACATTGAGGCTGAAGATGTTGATGTGGATGACTTAAATAATACTGAGGATGAAGCCAAGTAGTTATTATCCTAAAAAAGAAGAACTTTCATATAAGATTAAGAGAAACGAATCTATGATAAGAAAGTTGAAAGAAGCTAATAATAAAATGGAGTTAGATTTATATAACATTCAGCTTCAATGGCAAACTGAATCTGGAAATGATTTAAGTGTTTTTAATTCTTTTGTTGCTAATCCAATTGCCAACAAATCAAATAGAAAAACATATATTATAAAAGATAAATCTAATGGCTTATATAAAATAGGCAGATCTATTAATCCTATAAAGAGAGAGAAAACTCTTCAATCAGAAAAGCCTAATTTAGAATTAGTAAAAACTTGGGATACTGATATAGAGAACACTCTTCATAATGATTATAAAGAATTTAGGGTTAGAGGAGAGTGGTTTAATCTTAGCAAAGTACAGTTAAAGTATATTTGTTGTAACTACTAAAAACAATTTAAGCAAGTTTCAGTTATCATATATATGACTGAAACACAACAAGTAAAGATTCACGAGAAGTATATTCCCCTTTGGAAAAGTGATAGTAGGTACTATGTAATTACTGGAGGGCGAGGCTCTGGAAAGTCTTTTGGAGTAGCTGTATTTTTATTAAATCTAACCTATGAGAGAGGACATAAAGTCCTCTTCTCTCGTTATACGATGCTCTCAGCACAGACATCTATTATCCCAGAATTTATTGAGAAGATAGAAATGATGGGTGTCTCTGACCAGTTCAGAATAACCAAAGATGAGATTATAAATCTAACCACAGGAAGCTCTATAATGTTTAAGGGTATCAGAACTTCATCTGGTAACCAAACAGCAGCTCTAAAGTCCTTAAATGGCGTTACAACGTTTGTATTGGATGAGGCAGAAGAGCTTGTGGATGAAGATGTCTTTGACAAGATTGATTTCTCTGTTAGATCACAAGAGAAGCAGAACAGATGTGTTCTGATTCTTAACCCAACTACTAAGGAGCATTGGATATACCAAAGGTTCTTCCAGACAAGTGGCATACCAGATGGATTCAATGGAGTAGAAAAAGATATTACTTACATACATACTGACTACAGAGACAATAAAGACAACTTATCCAAGTCATTCTTAGACCAAGTCTATGATATGAAGGTCAGAAGACCAGACAAGTATGTACACCAGATACTTGGAGGTTGGTTAGCCAAAGCAGAAGGCACAATCATTAAGAACTGGAGGGTGGGAGACTATGTACAGACAGAAAAGACTGTATACTGCCAAGATTTTGGATTTTCGACAGATTTAACGACTCTTGTAAAGATTTCTGTAGATAAAGACCTTAGAAAACTATATGTTAAGGAAATATATGGTAAACCTGGCTTAAACACCTCTGAAATAGCCTTTAAGAATAAGCAAGAGTGTGGAGCAGACTTAATTATATGTGATAGTAGTGAGCCGAGGCTCATCAATGAGCTGAAGGCTCTTGACCTAAACATAAAGCCAACTATAAAGAAACAAGGTAGTATTCTAAGTGGTATAGCATTATTGCAAGACTATGAGATGATAGTAGACAGACAGAGCCACGGAATAATGAGGGAGCTGAATAACTATGTATGGCAAGAAAGAAATGAGAAGCCTATAGACAAGTTCAATCACTACATTGATGCGATTAGATACGGCTTACAATATTTAGTACAGGGAATAAATTCTGGTAAATATGTTGTGAGGTAAAAAAATATTTTCCGTGGAAAAAAAATTTTCCCCAGCTCTTAAACATAGTAGGGGTTCTTAAACATAGTAGGGGTCTGGCATCAAGCCAGGCCCTTTTTTGTTCCTCTTAAACATAGTACCCTCTTAAACATAGTAGGGTAAATTTTTGTGCTTTTTCCTTATTTAGATTGGTTCTAAATAGCTTATTTAGACTGGTTCTAAATTAAGGTTTAGGCTTGCATATGTAAAATAAAATGCTTATTCGCGTGCGTGCGTTCCTATTACTACAAATGTGGCACTAAAAAAAAGTGTATTAAAACAAAAAAAGTTAGTTTTTTGCTTGCATATTAAAAAAAAGCATTATCTTTGGCTTATCATTAACAATAACAAATTATATAATTATGGAAACATCTACAATTGAATTACTGACTGGATTACTATTTGCAAGCTTTATTTATGGCTTTAGCTTTATTTATGTTAACCTTAAAAAACAATAATATGAAAGCTATAAATTTATTAAGCCCTGGGGCCACAAATGCAAAAACGTCTAAAAATAGCCTTAAGACCTTTATTTTGTACTTAAGCCCTTACAATTTAAATAGCAAAGGCATTAATCTTTGCCCTAAAGCATCAAAAGGCTGTGCAGCTGCTTGCTTATATACTGCTGGCAGAGGTGCATTTTCAAACGTACAAAAAGCCAGGCAAAACAAAACAGAGTACTATCTTAATGATAAAAAAGGATTTGTACTAAATTTATCAAATCAAATAATTAAAGAATATATCAAAGCAAAAAAAGGCAATTATAAAATAGCATTCAGGCTTAATGGAACAACCGATATTGATTTTATTTATTTGCTGCAAAAGTATGCAAATTTAGATATTAGCACGTTAAAAGATTTTGCGGTTTTTTATGATTATACAAAAATATTAGGCAAAGCAAAAAAGTACATTAATCATCCAAATTACTTTTTGACCTTTAGCAGATCCGAAACAAACGACCAGGAAACAAATGAGGCCATTAAATTAGGTATTAATGTGGCCGCAGTTTTTAGTAGTGACCTACCAAAAACCTACAAAGGTGCAAAGGTCATCGATGGGGATAAAAGCGATCTTTTAATGATATACAACAAAGGTGTAGTATTGGGCTTAAAAGCAAAAGGCAAAGCCAAAAAAGATACAAGCGGTTTTGTAATTAATACAGAACTACCTTTTTAATTAAGCTATAAAAAATTAAACTATGACAAATTATAGACAAGACTGGCAAGAAAATTATTTCCAGTGTAACTGCGGGTATTTAGTTTCGATATCTGTAAATTATTGCCCCAATTGCACCACAAAAGTTTAACCTATTAAATTATACAAAATGAAAGTAATTAGTAAAATAAAAAGCTTATCAATAAGAGACCGCTATAGAATAAGCAAAAGCAAAAAAGCTTTTATAATTATCGACCAGGAAAATAACTACATATTAACAAACGATCTAAACAGGTACAAAAGTATTTATATAAGCCAGGGAGGCTGCTTTGGGTGTTTAGAATCTATAAAAAGCGAACTATAAACTATGAATAAGAAAAGAAACAGAAAGCCCCATAATACTACATTAAATAAACTATTTAATGACATATTAGAAAGCTACACTATTAACTGGACAGACAATACAGCCACAACAAAAGCCCCAGACGGCAAAATAATAACCTATAAAAACAAATAATTATGACACCAGAAAATTATAAGAGAGTAATAAGCTTTTTAAACACTACAACAAACGAGGAACTCGTTTATTTATTGCAGTGCATAGGCGATAAGATAAATATAAACATTGAAACAGACGAGGAAAGCAAACCCCTGGATCAAATGAATACATTAGAGATATGTGAGCCACACTCAGATATATTTTTAAACGGGTTGAACATAGATATTTTTATTAAGTACTAAACACCCTTTAATACACTAATTAAGCCCCTTTTTGGGGCTTTTTTTATGCTTACAATTTACCTAATCTTTTTTTGTAAGTTATTGAAAATTAAAGGTAGTGAGTTTTGCATATATAGCAAACTCTCTTAAACACCCTTTACATCCCCTCTAAGCCCTTATATCTATTGGCAAGTAGTTGATTACCTATCTCAGAGTAAATGCGTTTAAATCGTTTTATATTGGTTTTTAACGTGTTTTGAATGTTTGGCTTATGTATTACCCCAATTAAATGATTTCAACCACTTTTGGTAGGGGTGGCCCAAACCCTGTGATTGAGAATCGGTTAGGTGGGTTAGAAAATTATATTGGAAATGGGTTTGTATTTGCTGACAGTAGCAAGCCCTCAAAGGCTTGCCTTACTTAAGTATACGATGGATTGGGTAGATGCACCCCCTATAACCTTAAATAAATGAATTAAATGCTGGTTAAGGTGAATATTACTGGGGTGCTACAAAGGTTATGAAAGAGTCAGTAATGCAATTCTTAAGCAGTCTTATTGTATCTGAACCAATAGGAGTGGTTACCTAAAGTGTAGAAGCTTATACAGATCTTCAACTGTTATACTAAGATAACTAAAAAGTAGTAAATCTGTTTTATGATTTAGGGGTTATTTGTTATATTATTTTCTTATGGTTTAGATGTTTACTATAAGGATTCTTTATAGTATCTTACTTCCCTTTCTCTCATTGTCTTCAGCCCATAGGGGCTGAGTATTATTGTAATGAAATAACATAATGGCTTGTTCTTTTGTTTGAGCAAGTGCTAAAGGTATTATGTGGTCTATATGCCATTCTCCATAGTTGTCCCAGGACATACCTTCTATAAACTGTTCTTCTATATGTTTCTTAGCTTCTTCATAAGAACCACCTAATAGGTTTTCTGTATTAGTAAACTTATTAATCTTCATATTGTAGAACATATGTCTTGCTCTACTTCTAAGATTAGCTTTTATTTTAAACATAGGATCTGTCTGTCTTTTATGCTTTCTGTAATCTCTTCTTACTTGCCTATTGTTCTCTAACCAATTTCTATTAGTTTGTTTCTTGCAGGACTTGCATTGAGTAGCAAGTCCATCTTTTTTGCACTTGTTCTTATGAAACTCTGTTTCTGGCTTTTCTGTATTACACTTGTAGCACATTTTCATACTGCAATATACAAAAATATATTAGAAAAACAAAAAGCACACAAATCAGTTATCATACTATATAGAAAATATATGCCAGTAGTAGAATTAGAAGTAAGCATACCACAAGAGTTAAGTGCAATTAAACTGCATCAGTATCAGAAGTATTTATCTGTTGCTAAGAATGTAGATGAGGATGACAAGAACAATGAGTTCTTGAATCTTAAGGCACTTGAGATATTCTGTGGTTTGTCACTAAAGGATAGTTACAACTTACCTGTCTCTATGTTTGAGTCAGTTCTTAAACAGCTTAGTGAGTGCTTTGAGGAAAAGACTGACTTGGTACAGAGATTTAAGATGACTGGTTCTGATGGGGTAACGGCAGAGTTCGGTTTTATACCGAACCTTGATAAGATGACCTTTGGTGAGTATATTGACTTAGAGTCTTATATTACTGACTGGGATAATATGCA